GACAAAGGAATATTTGGTTATGGTAATGATGGAACAACTGCTGTTTCAACGACTAATTTGGTCTCTAATACAGGAGTTGTAGCAACAGATACAACAGGAGTAGGAACTGCTAGATATGCATTAGCGGCATGTGAGTATGATGGAGATAAAGGAATATTTGGTTTTAAGTCTAGTGGTGGCGTTGGTGCAATGACCAACCTAGTTTCAAATACTGGAGTTGTGGCAACAGATACGACAGGAGTAGGAACTGCTAGAGGTTATCTAGCAGCATGTTCTTACAATTAATATGGCACAAAAATTTAACACAGAATTTAATTACAGATACCAAGTCATAGGAGATACACCTTGGGAAAGAATTAAAACATTAAAAGGATTTCTTGAAGGAAGAATAAGAGCGCAAGCTCTTGAAGAAGTTGATAAATTAAAATACCAAGCCAAACTTTCAAAGCTAAAACATCTACAAAATAGTGGAGGAGGTTTAGAACATGAAATTTTAGAACTTAAAGCTGAGATTATAGAAGCTGAAAGTCATCATGGTTCTCTCAAAGAAGCCTTTGAACTTACTAAAGATGAAATTAAAATTCTAAAAAAACTATTAAAGGAACTTTATGTTCTTGCAGAACCGACAAGAATTAAAGGCTATACCGATGAAGAAATGTTTGAAGCCAATGCCGCAAATGAATTTACGGTTAATATGGGTAGAGAAATCCAGTCTGAAATGATTGCGAATGGCAGACCCTCTGCGGCTAGGATTCGTAATGCTATGAGTAATCCCTACACTTGGAATGCATTAAAACAAGTAGGATTAATACCCAAGCAAACGAAAATACTAGAAGGTAATCCAAATCCACAATTAAAAATAGAACTTAAAGGAGTTGAAGATGAAGATATATAATGATAAGGAGGTTATATGAAACTATATAAAATAGAATCAAGTAACTGGGAAACCTTTTTTGGTACACCAGACGAACGTATTGAAAGAGATGTTATAACAATAGCACAAACACCAAGCTGTGATGCTTTTCTATATTTGTCTAACGAAACCTATGGTGAACCTTTAGAATTATTAGATTCAGTCCCAGCAGGATTTGATTTTACCTATTGTCAAGAATGGGGTTTAACTGTTGACGATGATGTCGTTAATAGAGTTATACTAGATTTAAGAAAAAAAGCCTATCCCACTTGGCAAGACCAGTTAGATGACATTTATCATAATGGCATTGATGGTTGGAAAACTAATATCATTACTCCAATTAAAGACAAATATCCAAAGAGATAATTAAGACTGGTGTGGGAAATCTTTCCACCACAAAGGTCTTCCGAACCTCTTCATAATCTGTTGATATCCCCATTAATCTAGTATAATTGTATCATTAGAGACCCAAATTTTTTTTGGACTCATTTTTATTATGGTCCCAGAATTTATAGGATAAATGGAATTTCTATGTTACAAAAAGTAAACTTTTTACCAGGATTCAACAAACAAGTAACTCCTACCGGTGCCGAAGGACAATGGACCGGCGGCGATAATGTACGTTTTAGATATGGGACACCTGAAAAAATTGGAGGCTGGGATCAGTTAGGAGAAGATAAATTAACAGGTGCCGGTAGAGCTCTTCACCATTGGGATGATAACGCAGGGGTTAAATATGCTGCGATTGGTACCAACCGAATTTTATATGTTTATTCAGGCGGTCAATTCTATGACATCCACCCTATTCGAACCACTATTGCAGGCTGTGATTTCACAAGTACTTCTTCTTCAACAACCGTAACTATCACCTTCCCAAGTCCTCACGGTCTAATCGATGATGATATTGTTTTAATGGACGGCGTTAGCGGAGTGACGGCTGTAGGTTCCACTTATACGGATGCTTCTTTTGAAGATATAAAATTTATGGTGACTTCTGCACCAACGGCGACGACCATTGAAGTGACGATGGCGGCAACTGAATCAGGAACTCCTTTAAGTAATTCAGGATCTGCTTCAGGGTTATGTTATTACACTGTGGGACCCTCTCAACAATTAGGAGGCTTTGGCTTTGGAACAGGCACTTGGTCAGGAACTGCATCGGGAGCGGCAACCACAACTCTGGTGTCAACGATTGCAGCCGATGCTGGTGTGACCAGTGTTACATTAACTGATTCATCAGCTTTTCCAACTTCAGGAGAAATTAGAATAGGCACAGAGGATATTACCTATACAGCTAACGATACAGCTACAGGAATTTTAAGCGGAGGAGCAAGAGCTACTAATGGAACTACCTTAGCGGAGCATACAGCAGGAGCCACGATAACTAATATTTCAGATTACGTTGCCTGGGGAGAAGCGTCTTCAGCTGACTTTACCATCGATCCAGGTTTATGGGTTCTGGATAACTATGGAACTAAACTTATGGCTCTCATTTATAATGCTCAATGTTTTGAATGGGATGCAGGAGCCGCTAATCCTACGGAAAATCGTGCTACCATTATTAGTGGAGCACCTACAGCTTCGAGACACATGATCGTGTCCCCCGTTGATCGTCACTTAATTTTTTTAGGAACCGAAACCACGATTGGTGATTCTACAACTCAAGATGACATGTTTATCAGATGGGCGGACCAGGAAAGTACCAGCGACTATACCCCTTCAGCGACCAATACCGCCGGGACGCAAAGACTGGCCCAGGGTTCTAGAATTATGGGAGCGGTTCGAGGTCGGGACACGATGTATATCTGGACCGATGCAGCCATCTTCTTGATGCGTTTTGTTGGCCAGCCCTTTACCTTTTCTTTTGAACACGCGGGAACGAACTGCGGACTCATTGGAAAGAATGCCTGCATGGAAGTGGATGGAACCGCTTTCTGGATGTCGGAAAATGGGTTCTTTCAATACTCTGGTCAACTTCAATCGATGCCGTGCCTGGTAGAAGACCATGTATTTGAAGGTTTAAACTTCACTCCGCGAGATTTAATTAACGCCGGACTCAATAATCTTTTTGGAGAAGTGAGCTGGTATTATTGTAGTTCAGGTTCTAGTGTGGTGGATCGAGTAGTCACTTACAATTATTTAGAATCGGTGATGCTTAAGAAACCGATATGGTACACAGGAACTTTGGCACGAACGGCCTGGGCAGATTCTTCTGTCTTTGAAAAACCCCATGCCTGTTATTATACCACAGCGGATAATGCTTCCTATGATGTCGTGGGCAATACCGATGGCACTACCATTTATTATGAACAGGAAACAGGGACCGATCAAGTGGATGCCGGAGGAGTGATCACTGCGATCACGGCCAGTGTTCTTTCAGGAGACTTTGATATTACCCAGAAACGAGCGGCCCAGGGACAACTTTTAGGAGCACCCGACCTACGAGGCGATGGAGAATACCTTATGAAGATTAGAAGATTCCTGCCCGACTTTATTAGTCAGACCGGAGACACCAAGATTACTTTGTTTTTAAGAAATTATCCGAACAGTAGCTCGGCGAGCTCTTCGTTAGGACCCTTTACAATCACAAGCTCCACTGATAAAGTTGATACACGCGCAAGAGCACGAGCGATTGCGTTGCAAATAGAGAACACCGGTACCAGTGATGGGTCTTATCAGGCTCAGAACTGGAAGCTCGGAACTTTTAGGCTGGATATACAACCAGACGGGAGAAGATAATGGCAATATTTGATTGGTTCAATAAACCTGCATCCAATACGATGCTACAAAATACTTTTGGAAACACATTTTTTAAAAATCAAGTTGCGCCCGTTCAAAGTGGAGCTACCAATGTACGACCTACAAACTTGGCGGCTCTTAAAAATTGGAGACCTTGGAAAGCTTTTATGCCTCAAAGTATGGGGGGTACTTTTCATACAAAACCTACAGCTGGAGCTTCACGTTTCATAGGAAGCAACGTAGCTTATGGGCTACCTATGGCTTATGCTTATGGAGCTGGTAAACTTCAAAAAAGTTTACCTCAATCATTACAAGGCGAAGGTGGAATTTATGATCAAAATCCATATTATGGCGCTATGGGAGTAGCAGTGGATCCTGAGGTTGAAAAAACATTAAGGTATGGGGATGGTATAACGGAGACTAATTACCCAGGAGCTAATAGACCTTTAAATACTTTAGATCCTAACTGGCAACATCAAATAAGAATGCAGGAAATAGATCGTGGAAACATCGATAATAAAGGTTTTAATTTCCCTTCTATATTTGGAACAGTGAAAGGTGGTTTAGAATGGCTAGGTGACAAATTTAAAAGACCTGATGCAAAACAAAGAGCTTATGAATCTATTATGGGAGATAGAAAAGGATTAGGAACCTGGGAAACAGCAGCAGGAGATTATGGAGGAAACCGATTTGCTCTTACTAATACCCCAAGTGGATTAAAAGTTGGCTCCGACATTATAGGATATGGACAAGGCTTCGCAAAGAATTTTGATTCTATGTTTGGAAGTCAGAGTCTAGAAGAAATGGAACAGAAGAAAATAGACTGGGCATTAAATCGACTCCAAAATAAAAAAGCAATCAGTACAAGATTGAGAAATGCATTAATGCAAAGAGGATTATTAAGAGGTGACACACCTGGTAACGTTACAGTAGATACTGTTGATTTTGTAGATAAAGTAGGACCTACAGTTGGTGGAGACGCTGGTCCGGTTACTACTGGTGGTGGCGGAACATTTAATCCAGCCATGGATCCAAAAGGCAGAAGAGATACTACACCAAGTTGGGGTGGAGCAACCGCAGCTAGAGAAGCTGCAGGACAACAAGTTGCTGGACCAGGATTTGGTCGAGGAGCCTACTGGGCAAAAGGTGGTCGAGTCGGACTAAGACTAGGAGGAGATCCTGAAGAACCCGCTGAAAACATTTTTGAATTTATGCAGGATCAAGGCGTTCCTTTTGGAGACATGGCTTCTGCTCCTCATCCCGATGAAGCCTGGTATGGATTATGGGAAAATTTAAATGAAAAAGGAATTGTGCCCATAGAAATAGAAACACTTAATGACTTTAAAAACTGGTTTCATAATCAAGATATGGATATGGGTCAGATAAATGAAGAAGGAATAGCGAGTATTGTTTAATGGCAAAAATTGTACAAGCCCTAACAAGAGCGAGTAAGGAATACGATCCCGTAACTTTTGCATCATTAGTCCGGGATCTAGACGCCGTCATTAATAAACTTAATACTTCTTTCCAACAAGAACTTCAACAGGAGATCCAAGCGCAAGCTTTCTTCATTGAATAATGGCAATTATCAATCAATACAAAATGTATGGAGTCACAAGTACAGCAGCTGAAGGACCCATCAAATTTTTTGGTACCACAACGATCAGTGGAGTCGCTACTCAAAACCCTTTAATTTCAGAAACCTATATTGTGAAGTCGTTACATGTTACGAATAAGTCAGGATCGAATACACCTACGATTACCATAACGAACAATGGGTTTCAGGTTATTAATACTCAAACCTTAACCGCTGCTACGAGTGTAGAAATTTTAACGAATCCTATGGTTGTGGAAGGGAACACCGTTCTTTCTTATACGACAGCAGGAACCGTTAGCGATGGCGTAGACATTACGATTAGTTATTTAAATATTAAAAAAGAGGTTACCGTATAATGGAACTTAAACCCACTAAAGTCACGACAACGATCAGTAATTTAAAAACAAAAGAGAAGTATAAGAGCGAAGAAGAGTGGAAAGCGAAGGGAATACCGGAAAAAGACATCCGAAGAGATGTCCATGTCCTAATGCCACCGCTTGATTTATTCTCGAAAACAAAGTAGGTTCAAAATTTAGGCAAAATTATGACAAAACCACATAGACAGAAGTACGGCTTAGGAAGCATCATCAAAAAAGCAGCTAAAGCAGTTAAGAAAGTTGTTAAAAGTCCCATAGGAAAAGCGGCTTTAATCGGTGGTGGTTTATATGGTCTTAATAGATTTGGTCTTCCAGGAGGAATAGGTAAAGACTGGTGGAGCAAAGGAATGGGACTGATAAGAGGAACTCCTATAATAAAAGGTCCTCAAACAGGACAAAGAGCCGGTGGACTATGGAATAAACTTAGAGATTTTGGTCTCGGCAAAGCAGCTGTGATTGGTGGAGGTATATTAGGTACCACTCTACCTTTTTTAGGAACCGATGAAGATGAAGAAATTATTGACGACTGGAGTGTAACGCCTTCAAGTATTGCCAACATTAGACAAATGGCAAGGGATAGAGATCCAAGTTTAGCTTTCTTACCTGCAGCAGATTACGTTCAATCAGGATATTATACCGGAGCTAAAGGTGGAATCGTTGGCTTAGCCAATGGGGGTCAACCTGGTGAAGCTCAAGCAGAACAAATGTTAAGAATGGAATATCAAAAGTATCGTAACCAAGGTGGTACGATGTCTTATCAACAATTTAAAATGGCCGTGTTACAACAGGCTCAGGCTCAAGGACCCATGGCTCAGGGACAAGCACCACAAGGTTATGCTAATGGAGAACTTGTGACTGATGAATCCATGATGGCCGAAACTCCAACAGGAATGATGGCAGAAAATATTGAAGAGGTTCAAGGCGAACCCACACGAGAACAGCTCGAAGTTTTAGCAATGGAAATTTTCCAATTACGATTAGAAGAATTAGATGAAGAACAATTAATGGTTGTCTATCAGGCAGCTATGGAACAACAACCAGAAGCAATGGCTATGCAAGAAGAAGACGTTCAGTTCGCACCTCAAACAGCTCCTGCAATGGCAGCTGAAGGTGGGCTCATGAGTCTTGGCGGTATGGAAAAAGATTATAGAAATGAAGG